ATGGGTATACCTTTAAAAAATTTGAAGGTGAAGATGAAGGGTTTAAATTTTGGCACTGTGAACATGGAATAGATAATGTATCGTCCAGAAGAATTTTGGTATGGTCATTTTATTTGAATAATGCGGAATCTGGAACAGAATTTTTGCAATATCCCACTGTCCGTGCTAAATTAGGTAGGTGTGTAGTCTGGCCATCTGGTTGGACTCATACGCATCGATCACAGATCCCGAATAAGGGGGTTAAATACTACATCTCTGGATGGGCTTCTTATGCTAATTGAAAATGAAGACAAAGGCACATGGCGAGAGGCGTATCTTGCTTGGAAAGGTGCTCTCTTATCTGAATCACAGATACAATTGCTTACCGAAGGACCCCAGTCCCTCGCCCAATCCTGGTCTCTCCAAGCAATGAAACAAGACTACGAAAAACATTTTTACAATAACAAACTCTGATGCCTCGTAATCAACTCACCAAAGGCGAAATGAAAGTTCGCGTTGAAAAATTGAAACAGTCACTCTATCGCACTCCATATCATGGGGGTGACTGGGAAAACAATCTTGCACATAAATATCTGAACCAAGTTTTAGATATCATTGACGAATATAGAGACTGATTATGAAAAACTTCTTTACGACAACCCGTGGACGTATCAGGGTAAACCGTTTACTACTAGTAACATCGGTGAGTCTTTCGGTTTTGTCTATCGGATTACAAACTTGCGGACGGGCAAACAGTATATCGGACGAAAGTATTTTTGGCAATTCAGAAAGCCTAGAAATAAGAATCGGAGAGTCAAGTCTGAGAGCGACTGGAAGCGATACTACGGGAGCTCTGATGAACTTAATCAAGAAAGAGTTCTTCTTGGAAACGATCAATTCAGAAGAGAAATTATTTCAATACAACCCACAAAAGGAAAAGTTAATTTTGAAGAGACGCGGCAACTCTTTCTCAACAGCGTCCTGACGGAATGCTTGACAGACGGCACCCCTGCATACTATAATAGCAACATCCTCGGAAGGTACTATCGGAAAGACTATTATGATTTTGGAGACTCTCCTAGCATTGACACCCATTGATTATGATTACCTTGCAAGAACCATTCAGGTTGAAGCAGCACCTAACACAATGGATGAGTACTGCGTTGCAGTGTCTATCTTAAACAGGGTAAAATCTCCACTATACCCTAATAGTGTTGCTAATGTTGTATACTCTCCTGGACAGTATGAGGGATTTCTTTATTGGCGTCCTGTTGCAAAACAATCAGTCATTGATCGATTAAAAGATAATGATAAAATGCTTGAAGCATATAGCATTATCGGTGACAGAACTGACTTTAAAGGACAACGTATGCTACCTTATAGGGTGGTATCCGAAGATCCAATGTGTCACTCCAAAGGTAATTTCTTTCACTATCACTGGCAATGATTAAAAAACTCATCAAAAAACTTTTTAACAAAATTAGTAATGAAGACATTGAATGTGCTATTGATGAGCAAATTATCGACTGTGAGAGTCTAGAAGCACCACCTTTTGAGTGTGGTCCCGGTCATCTTACTCAGGGATATGGTTTTTTTGGATATCCAGAAGATTATTTTACTGAGTGGGAGACTGATGATTGGTTTGATATTACCCCTCCAAAAACTGAGATGGAAATGGAGTACGAACACATCAACAATGATCCACATGATGGATGGTGGTTGCGTCCAGAATGGCAAGATGACAAATCAAAAGAACCTGATAACATTCATCAACTGATGTATGACATTGCAACCAAGAGTGGTTCTACTACATTGCAATTAGATCCTATTGGTGGGTCTGAAAATTTTCAAGGTGGATCGGAGAACTTCCATGAACAGTGATTGGCGATATGATAATGACAGACTAAAATTAAGAGGGGAAGTTTTAAACATTCTTCTCTCAAAATTTGGTAGTGAATTAGTGGAAGGGTCTCCAAAATACTCCACTAAATCAATATATGAGTGTGCTCACGATTGGGTATCTCATGGGAACAAGACATCATTTGGAATTGTCAAGTATTTTGAAGCTTATTACGCACAATGAAAAAAATTATTGCTTCCCTGGTTGCTGCGGCAGCGGTTGCCCTTCCTGCCCTTTCAGGCCCCTTAAAAAATAACGAATTCAATACCATGCATTCAATGGGTTGCATGTTACTTCGAGAGTGTACTGATGGAGTCGATAAAATCGAAAGTATCGCTAGTATTGCTGACGAGTATCCCGATATTAATTATAATATTGTTGCTGACGAGTTCCACTCAATGCTCCTCTCTTTTGAGCAGGTCGGAGTGGGGGTGTTTCTAGCGGATGAAAAGTATTTCCCCGATGGTCATCGTGGTGTCTATCATACCGTTAGTAATAATTTCTTCTTGAATAGAAAATATATGGGTAGCACTGCTTATCTGATGCAAGTCATGCGCCATGAAGGATGGCATGCTGCACAAGATTGTATGGCAGGGACGATTGAGAATAGTTTGATCGCTATCATCAAACCAGAAGGTGAAGTGCCTATGATCTGGCGTGTGATGGCAGAACGTACCTATCCAGAATCTGCTGTTCCCTGGGAAGCAGAAGCAGGTTGGGCAGGTCGTACAGAAGGTATGACTCAGGCAGCACTAAAAGCATGTGCTGCTGGTGAAATGTGGAAAGTATATGAACCCACGCCATTGACTCGCGAGTATCTTGTTAAAGAAGGATACATTACTAAATAGAGCTGCCTTGGTCTGCTCTACATGTCAGATGATGTAAAGAAGGATGAACCTAAAAAGAAAGGTATTTTTTCCAAACTTAAAGAAGCTTCCGAAGATAAAGAGGAGCAACTTGCTATTCTCTCTACTTTTGTGCGTCTTGGTATCCTTGTATGGTCTGGTGGAATCCTCACGTTGGCATACATTAAACTACCGCCTGCACTTGGAATACCAGAACAGAAGCTCGATCCCACTTTCATAGCCAGCGTGTTCACGGGAGTTTTAGCTACGTTCGGGGTCCAGACGGCTAAGAAAAAGGATGGAGTAGTCGCTGGCGGTGCTAGTATTACCAAGGAGCAAATGGAAAGATTGATTGAAAAAGCAGCACAAACTGCCCCTGCTCAAACCATTAGAGTAGAGCAAGGTCCAATCAAGATTGTCACAGACGAAACTTACAAGATGTAATCATGTTTCAAAAACTTATTAACGGTTTAGTTGTCTTCAACTTTGTCTTTGCTGGTGTCCTTACTAGCGTTTTTGTATACACATATGTTAATCAGGACAGACTCAGAGAAGAAGCAAAAGAAAGGTTACAGGATCTCGTCGTAGATTCCGTTAGCGGTATCCTTGATGATTCTGTGCCACTGCCGGATGTAACTGGACCTGCCATTCCGCTACAAATGCCATGAATTATTTCAAATGGACCGCCCTTGGATTGGGTAGCGTCGTTGCTATTGCACACATTGGTGTCTTAGGTCATCTGATTAACGCTACTAATCAGAAACCTCCAATGCCTTCAATCAATTTACCTACTGGACCCTATTCTTCCTACGATGTAAACGTAGGTAAGGAGGGGTATTCTATTAGGTACAATGCAAATGATCCAAAAACGTTAAGATCTGAACGTACCTTGGATCTAGACGTAGAAAAATCTAAGAGTGGTTTATTTGGAAGTAATAATTATTCTGATGAGAAGAGACAAGAGTGGAGAATTGATGAATATACTGCTGAGGGATATAGAAATACCCAAGGGGGTGAAATAGGTGAAGTGGGAAAGATCGGAGGAGGTGTAAGCGCAGAGTGCATAGCGGCGGACGCTGGCGCACGATCACAAGGTGCGATGGCAGGGAGTAGCATTGCTGCTGGTGTTGCCGTGCCTGCTGTCAGTGGTATCCCATACATTGGTTGGTTAGCATCTGGATGGGCGCTATTGCTTGGCCAAAAGGCAGGTGAATACGCTGGATCAACTGTTGGTAGCATCTTTAATGATTGCTGATGGAAATTCGTGAAATTTTCATTCCAGATACAGTAGTTCGTATCAGTGATATTCGTAATTTAGATGTCATGACGATGCCTGGATGGATGAAAGAACCTTCCATGGCATTGCCAATCTATCCTCCTGTCACTGAACAGATAGGAACGCCTATTGTTAATGTACCTGGTTGCGTACAGGCACATAAAGATAACAGTGAGAACTTATCTTTAAAAGATGAGGACCCAAAGAACGTACAAACATATTGTGATGCAGGGACACCAAGTTTTAACCCTGTTGATTATGATCCAAACAGATTAAATATCGAGAGAAATCAAAAAGCACCTGATCCACCACCATATAAACCACCAGAACCAAAGGTAGAGACACCTCCAACTGAGGCACCGTCATTGCCACCGTGTCCGACAGAGGAACAGAAATTAAAAGAACCTGTTGGCACCATTGTGAACAATGGCACACAAAAAATTATTGATTATAAACGAGTAGGCAAAGAATGTTTGCCGGTGAAGGAGAAACTCAGCGTACCTGATCAAGTGATACAGGCACTCCCATCACCAGCAATGGTCACTGCAACTGCGTCTATCGCTGTTGTGGCAACGACCTCGGCACTGCTCGCAAAACCTCTTGCTGACCTGGTGTTAAAAGCGGTGAAACCGACTGTGAAGAAGGTGTTGAAAAAGATTGCTTCCTTACGGGGTAAGAAGATCCCGGTACAATCGTCTGCTGAGAGGATTGCTGAGCAGAGGGTGAGGAACCACGCAATACGGAAGTTGAAGGGGAAGGAATAGTGTGTGAATGTTGTGCCACAGTGTTCACATTTTGCACTAAAACATCTGCACAGATAGTATGATATTTTGTACCAGGTTTGAAACTGATACCCTGCTGCATTAATTGACCACAATTTTTAAGTCTCGCAAGCTCAAAATCTAATCGCTTGTTAGCAATCAATTGTCGCTGCATTTCGATTTGTCCTTCGGCAGCTGCCTTACAACGTTCCTGTAATCCACCATCGAGAGGGAAGGATAGCGTTGCAGAGAAACCAATATTTGTACTGTAATTGTCTTGCTGACCTGTTCTAATCGGTTTTTCCCAGATCACGTCACCG